CGGCGGAAACATTACGACCGGGCAGCTGCATAATCTCAACTACACCACCGTGTACGACCTGGACAACGCATGGATTCGCATGGGCACCGAGGCCGGTGAGCGTGTATTTTTGGATAACCGCCATATTGCGTGGTACGCAACCATCAACACCGGCAGCATCGGCCTGACCGGCGTGCTGTACTCGGAAGCCGGGCGGTCCTATTTTGGCGCAAGCAGCAAGTACATGAGCTATGGCTGGGTTGACGGTCTGAACCCGACCTCTTACGTTGGGATGCAGATCACCTACAACCGTAGCGATGACAGCGATGCCGATTTTAACACGACCCGGGTGGGTATTTCTGGCAAGCTGAATGTACACAATCTGGACGTTTGGGGCAGCAAATCCCGCGTGGTGCCTACCAGCTTCGGCGCACTGAAAATGGCCGCGTTTGAAACGCCGCTGCCGACCTTTGCGGACTGGGGACGCGGCGAATGCGGGCCGGACGGCTGGTGCCTGATCGCCCTTGACCCGCGCTATGCGGAGACCATCGCCCAATATGGGCAGCCCGCCTGGCTGCTGACGGATTGCGATGGCACCGGGCACCTGTGGGCCGAAAACTGCGGCCAGTACGCCATTGTACACGGCGCACCGAGGCAGCAGTTTGTGTGGCTCTGCATGGCCGCCCAGCGCGGCTATGAGGGCAGCTATGCCGACCGCAGTGACAGCAGTTACCCCGCGGGCGACCCGGCAGGCATTGATCTGGCCGCCAGCACCGCCGCCCGTGCCCAGGACGAAAGCACCACCGCCGCAGATGACCTGTTGGCTATGGACACCGGCGCGAACGAAACCGCAGACATTCTATTGGAGGGATGGACATGAAGAAATTATCTGGCGTGGCAGTTGTGACGACTGCCGAGGGCGAGCGAGTGAGCTACACCTACATGGAACTGGACGACAGCGGCAACATCACCAGCCAGAACAACCGGGGGTCTTTTGTGGCCCTTGACGAAGAGGTTCTGACGGCCATTGCCACGCTGAAAAATGCCGTGAACGCGCGGCTTTAAGGAGGAAAAACCATGACTGATACCAAACGCATCAAAGAGTGCAAACGCAAGATTATTGCCGCGATCAATGAAGCGAAAATCCCCTTTGCGGTATCTGAGCTGATCCTCGAAAACATGCTTGCCGTCGTGCGTGAAAATATGGCAGCCGAAGAAGCCGCGGCGGCAAACATCGAAACTCCGAAAACCGAGGAAGAAAAACTGCCGAACTAGGAGAAAAACGAATGAAACAGGGAACGCAATTCGTGCTGCCCGTGGAAATCGGGATGGATCTGGATGATGTGAGCCGGATCGAATTTGTGTTCAAGCAGAAGAGCTGCAAAGGCTTCCCGGCCATTAAATCCAACGTCTGGCCGGATGACTGCACCCGGCAGGAAGGACAGAACATCATCCTTATCCCCTGGACGCGGGCGGAGACATACAAATTCATGGGCGGCGAAAGACTGTACATGGACACCCGCATCACGTTGCGGGACAGCACTGACCAGCCGCAGACGGAGATTTTGACGCTCAAAATGAGCCCGACCTTATTCCAGGAGGTTGATGGTGCATGATCCAGGTGCGAGTGGCCCAACAGAGCGCCGTGCGGGTGGACGTGACCGGCACCACAGTGGTGGGTGCGCCGGAGTACAGCGGGCCATATGACATCACGCCGTTGTTCTCGGCGCAGGTTTTGCCCACCGCAAAGCGACTAATGCAGCAGAACCTAACAATCAAAAAGATACCTCAGTACGAGGTATCCAACGATTCCAACGGTTACACACTGATTATAGGAGAGGAGTACTACAATGCCCAATAAATATGTGAACAAGGTGGTTATCGGCAAGGAAACGAAGCTTGACCTTACCGCAGATACCGTAACTCCGGACAAGCTGGCAAAAGGTATCACGGCGCACGACAAGTCCGGCGCCCCCATTACCGGTACCAGCACGAAAGACGCGGATACCAGCGATGCCACCGCAGCTGTGGCGGAGGTTTTGAACGGTAAAACATTCTACGCGCGTGGCGCCAAAATGACTGGCACGATGCCCAACAACGGCGAAGTCAACGGTGAAATCAGCACCGTTTCTGGTAAGTACACCATCCCCATGGGCTTCCACGATGGCGCAGGCGGGGTGACCATCGCAGCGACCGAACAGGCCAAGCTGGTGCCCACAAATATCCGCGAGGGCGTTACGGTCCTGGGCGTGAAAGGCTCTATGAGCGGCAGCGAAGGTATGAAGCCGCAGGCCAAGAGCGTTACGCCGACCTTTGAGCAGCAGGTTGTGCTGCCCGACAAAGCGTATAACTGCCTGTCTCAAGTTACTGTGCAGGCGATCCCGGCCACATACGTTGATAATGCGGCTGGCGGCCAGACGTTGACGATCGGAGGCTGAGCATGGCCGTAAACAAGGTTGTTATCAATGATGAAGTTGTCCTCGACCTGACCGGCGATACGGTGCGGGCTGCCGACCTGCCGAAAGGGGTAATTGCCCACAGTGCCACAGGGGCCAAAGTCACCGGAACCACAAACTATGCCGGTTCCAGCAACGCCGGCGGCTCCGCAAAGAGCGCCGAAAAACTAAATAACAGCCTGACCATCAAACTGAACGGAACCAGTCAGGGCGCATGGGACGGCAGCAGCGCAAAAACCATTGACATAACGGCAGCCAGCGTTGGCGCGACAAGCGTTACGCTCAGAAGGTGGTGACAGCTGCATGGGTGTGTATTTAGGCAGCAATGCCGTTGACATGCAGGGCGGCTTTGTGAGTGGTGGTTCCAGCGACGTAAAATTGCAGAGCAAGACCGTAAGCCCCAGTGAGAGCGCACAGACGGTTAAGGCCGACAATGGCTATGATGGTTTGAGCCAGGTTACAGTGAATGCAGTATCAAAAACTTATGTGGGAAGCGGCGTGACGAAAAAAAGTGCTGCGACTTATACGCCGGGAACGAGTGACCAGAGCATTGCATCCGGCCAGTATTTGAATGGAACCCAGACGATTAAGGGTGACAGCAATTTGACTGCGGCCAATATTAAGAGCGGTGTAAAGATTTTTAATGTGACAGGCAGTTATGCCGGGAGCAGCAGTGGCGGAAACACGCCAAGCTTGCAGACCAAAACGGTTACGCCCAGCGAGAGCACCCAGACGGTAAGCCCGGATAACGGATATGTCGGACTGAGCAAAGTGACCGTGAATGCGATATCGAGCACTTATATTGGCAGTGATGTGACCAAAAAAAGCGCAGCAACTTACATCCCGAAGACAACCGACCAGAGCATTGCATCTGGGCAATACCTGAGCGGGACACAGACAATCAAGGGCGATGCAAACCTGGTGGCCGGGAACATTAAGAGCGGTGTGAACATTTTTGGTGTGACAGGAACTTATGCCGGCGGCGGGAGTTCCGGCGGCAATGGCAATAACAATGTGGAGGCTTATGCCATTACAGACACCAACCCCAGCGTGAGTTTTAAGACCGCCAGTGGAACCATTAAGATTTGGGGCTATGGCACCATAACCAGTTCCGGCGGCTGGGGCGGGCAGACTACGAGCCTGGTCGCGTTTGAGGGCGACAAGTACCACAAGAGCGCCATATACGACGGCCCAAGCAGCACCAACCTGAGCCTAAGCATCAGCAACGGAAAACTGACTGGGCTGCCGAGTGGACTATCCGCAATCAGCGCGATTGTAACGAGAGGTATATGATTATGGCCACTGATACAAAGCTGGACAGCCTGGTGATCAACTACCTGACGCAAGCCCAGTATGATAATGCTAAGAGTGAAGGAACGCTGAACAGCAACCAGATCTATATGACACCGGCCTCCTCCGGTACCCATACGCTGCCTGCCGCTACCAGTTCAACCCTGGGTGGCGTAAAGATTGGCAGCAATATTACAGTGAACAGCGGCACGATCAGCATTAGTAAGACTAACGTGACAAATGCACTGGGTTATACGCCACCGACTACTGATACCAAGTACACACTGCCAACCGCAAGTGCTCGGACTTTGGGTGGTGTAAAAATCGGGAGTAACATTACGGAGAATTCCGGCACGATTAGTTTGACAAAGGCGAACGTGACAAGTGCTTTGGGATACACACCGCCGACAACTGACACCAAATACACACTGCCGACAGGTAATGCTTCGACCGCGGGCGGCGTGAAGCTGAGCGATTCGACCGGTTCAATCAGTTCAACCAGCGGAGGAATTGCAGCAACACCAGCAGCGGTATTTGCAGCCATCGCGGAAGCAAAACTTGCGGCCTGGCCGATTGGCAGCATTTACATGAGCGTAAGCAGTACAAGCCCGGCAAATCTATTTGGCGGTACCTGGGAAAGAATTTCTGACTGCTTTTTGCTTGGTGCTTCCAGCAGTTATCCCGCAGGTAGCACTGGGGGCGAATTCACCCATAAGCTTACACAAAGCGAGCTACCGGATTATTCGCTGTCTGTGGCCAACGGAAGCAACGTAATACGCTCCAAAACCGGAAGCTCTGCGGATGCGTATGTCCAAACGCAATCAAGTGGCTGGGGTATTCCGAACTGGGAATCCAAAACCGTAACAGTCGCCTCCGGCGGTTCCGGGGCAGACCACAACAACATGCCGCCTTATTTATCGGTATGGATATGGAAGAGGACAAAATAAGGAGGATAAAAATGCGGCTGAAGAATGAAGAAGCCCTGCTGCATTGGCCCCTGGTCCAACACATTATCACCGCAGGCTGGCTCTACAATGACGGCAGCCTGCACCGGGCGCTGGACTTCCGCGCGGCGGTAGGCACCCCTGTGTACGCCGCAGAGGGTGGCACGGTGGAGACGGCCTACCGCTGGAATGGCCACCGCACCCAGGGGGACATCAACAGCTACGGCAACATGGTCAAGCTGCGCCACGCTACATACAAGTACGGCACGTTGGAAACGCTGTACGCCCACCTGAGCAAGCTTTGCGTGGCGCAGGGACAGCAGGTGCAGGAGGGGCAGCTGATCGGCTACAGCGGCGATACCGGCAACTGCTATGGAGCACACCTGCATTTTGAGGTGCGGTGGAGAGGCAACCGTACCAACCCGCTGAACTGGCTGGACAGCGATTTTAACACGGCCAGCAGTGCGGTCAAGCTGGGCAGTTACAGCAGCGTAACGCACGATATGAAGGAAGTGGAATACATGTATTATGCAATCGACGTGTCAAAACACCAGGGCAAATTTGACTGGCAGGCAGCCTATAACAAGGGCATCCGCCATGCCATGCTGCGCGCCGGGTATGGCCGTTACAGCAGCCAGGTTGACCCGCAGTTTGAACACAACGCCGCTGAGTGCACCCGCCTGGGCATCCAGTACGGCGTGTACTGGTACAGCTACGCCAGCACCCCGGCGGATGCCCGGCAGGAAGCCCGCTGCTGCCTGGCCGCGATCAAGGGCAAGCACCTGTGCCTGCCGGTGGCGTATGACATTGAGTATGAGCCGTGTATCTTGCGTCTGACCAATGCCCAGCGCACGGCACTTGTCCTGGCCTTTTTGTCTGAAATTGAGGCCGCAGGGTACTACGGCATCCTGTATGCCAGCTGCGATTTTATCCGCAACCGGTTGGACTACGAGGTACTCTCCAAATATGATATTTGGGTAGCGCAGTACAGCAGCAAATGCACCTGTCCCCTGCCCTATGGCATCTGGCAGTATTCTAGCCGCAATGCCCTGGGCATCCCCGGCTACGGCACCAGCCTGGACTGCAACCGGGTCTATAAGGACTATGAGCAGCTGATGATCCAGGCGGGCCTGCAGGGCCACACCGCGCCCACCCCGGAGGACACCACCCCCAACAAGCTGGACAAGCAGCGGATTACCATTGGCCGTATCTCCAGCGGCGACCGCGCAACCATTCGCGCCCTGTGCGAGGGGCTGGGGCTGATTGCAGCCGGTCTCTACCGCGAAACCTGCGTGGGTGGCAACCAGTGGATGCTGGACGTTGGGCCGGTATCCAGCGGCGACGCCTGGTACATCATGCGCAAGTGCGCAGAGCTGCAGCTGATTGATGCAGGGCTGTACAAGGCCGAGTATGTGGAGGTATGAGCATGGATGCTATCATCGTTGCCCTGATCACCGGCGGGCTGAGCCTGC